TTCAACTCCTCTTGCAGTATCAACAATCATAAGATATAATCTACCTTGTTTAGGCTCTTCATATATTCTGGTGTGTTCATTAGAGGATTTTGGATTAATGTAAACCAGTCTTCTAAGCACAGAGGGGCTAATTAAAGTGTTACTAGATCCTATAAACTCACATTCAAATTCAATTCTGAATTGTTCTTCAGAAGTATTTTGTATGGTTTGTCTACGCCAGTTCTCATCTCTTCCTGGCACATCAGACCAGTGCACATCTATTCGTTTATAATTGTTTAAACCATTTTCACTATCTGTCCACAATTTAAAAAATAAATTTAAACCGTTAGGAGTAGAAGTTATTAATACTTTAGAAGTTTGACCAGAAGAAATTGTGGGATACACAGAAGCAAAAAACTCTTCCTGAATATGGGTTGGTACGAATGCAAATTCGTCCAAGTAAATTAAATTAAACGAACCGCCACGAATAGCTGATGCGGAGGTAGAAGCTGCAAGCATTTTAGAGCCGTTTTCTAATTCAATATTACCCTTATTCCATTCTACTATACCAAGCTGCAGCCACCTTGGTAAATGTTCATAAGCAAGTTGAATTCTGCCTAAAATTTCTCTTGACTGGGAGGACTTGTGGGCTAAAATAGCAATACTAAAGTCTTCATGAAACATAGCATACCATAATAGTACAGCTGCAATAGTAGTGGTCTTACCTGTCTGACGAGGCATTTTACAGATAACGAATCTTTCTTTTTCTACCAACTCTACTATATTTTTTTGAAATTGGTATAGATTAAAAGGTATTAAGCCCTGATCAATATTTACTATCTTAATATACGTCTCAATAAAATATAAAGGAGATTGACCACACTTTATAAATTCTTCTACCTGCTCAGGGGTAAACTCAACAGGTATATTGGCGCGTTTTAGATTAGGATTGCCGAGATAATTTTCACGGTTCATTGTTCTTTAAATACTGTCGTTTTATTAATTTTTGTAACTCGCCAGTACTACCTACAAACAAATTATTATTTACAGTCGAAGGCTGTTTTTGTCTTTGATCATTAGTAATATCTTGCTTACGTTTGGTAAGATCCAATAAAGCTATATTAGCTTCAGATAAAGTCTTAACCAGATTGGCTACAACTTCATAAGCTCTAGGATGTTGTGATTGTTGAGCTACTGCTAATAGATCACTAAGAGCATTACTACCATGCTCTATAACCTGATACAAATTGCCCCTAGCATAATCAAAGTCGTTATCAAGAGTAGAATCTTTTACGATTTGTTTAGCTGTCTGAATGTCTTTTTGTATCGGTTCTAATTCTAAAAATTCGCCTATTTTATCATCCGTCATTGTATGTCTTCTGTATTATATAACCATAATTACTATTTGCTAGAATATTGTACCTACTGATAGATCCAGCATCTGGCCCACTTACAGTTACTACCGGTGCTGTTAAATATCCGGCTCCTCCGTCAGTGATAGTAATACTATTTATTTTACCGTCCTCAACTTCGGCCGTAGCTGTTGCAGTGACGTTAGGTGGATTAGCTACAGAAATAGTAGCATTTATTATATCTGTCGTTGAAGGTAAAGAAATTGCAGTCACTATTCCATTATTGACAGTAGCTGTTAAAGTCTCAGAATAGGTCACAGTTGTATTACCACTCGTTCTGTCGCCGGAGATATTTACTATAGGAGATACGCTATAAAACCCACCGCCGTTAGTAATTTCAATATCTGTTACAGCGCCGTTAGCAATTGTTGCTTCTGCAGTAGCCACTACTGAATTTGGACTTGCAATAGTAACTGTAGCGTTTGTATAGCCTCTGCCTCTGACTAAAACATCTATTCTTGATACTGATCCACTACTTACCGTAGCTATGCCGTTTGCAGTTATACCGGTATAACTAATTGGATTACCATTAGCATCTTGACCAGGTACTATGGTAATTTTTGAGCTTGGAGTGCCAGGAGTATCTGGATCCGAGCGAGTAATATCCCATTCTCCGGTAGGGCTAGAATCAATAAAGAATTGAGTATTAGCCATTCTAATTAATCCAGATCTTTCTCTTACGGGACCAAATACATATCCTTTTATAGTAAAATCTAAAGTATGAATTAAAGCTCTTCTAGTCTCGTAATCACCCTCGTAAGTATCTTCAGTAGTCATTGAGTTAAATACAACAGGTACGTCTACTTTAACGTCTGGCATATTATCTAAAAGCTTTAATGTGGCGGTATACTCTGGAGTAAAATACGGCAGTACTTGTTCTAAAATTCTTACCCCGTCCTCAGCGTTTCTAACATAAATGTTAAGTTGGAAACCAATATCAAATGGAGTAGGTGTAAAAACGCTTTTAAGTTTATTTACTGCAGCTGTATTATAATACATTCTGGTTAATGGATTTAATCTACGTTCAGCTGAATAATTAAAAGATGTCATTTCAAACGACATTACTGGCAACTGTATAGCTACCTTTCTATCCAGATTAGGATTTTGATCTAACTGAGCCAAATACTTTTCTTTTGGACCGTAAGATATAGGTACCCTAATAGTTTGTATAACATTATTAGAGCTATTGACTCTATCTATTTCTATATCATTAAATAAAGTACCAAAATAAATGACATACTTTCTAATGATGCCGTTATAAAACTTTTCGCCAAACATTAGAATTCACCTTCACTGAACGGATTAATTTCACTAAAATCTATAAAGGTAGCATTACTTTGAAAAAATGTAGAAGTATCAGTCTTATCAATTGTACGCTTGTCGTACTGATCAAGTATAATAGGCTCACCAGCTTCCGTTACTAACACTATACCACTCTCTGTTGCAAGCTGACTCTTTTCTAAATTATAAGCTTGAGAAGCGTCAACCTCAATGTTATCAATATTAGAATCACCAGTATCCAATCTCTCGTCGCTGTAAGTAAACTTCTCAATAACAATATCAAAGGTCTGAAGATCGCCCAGTTGATAGAAAATAGCTTCTCTCTGTACCTGTTTAATTTCAAAAAGAGCTCCGTTTGCGTCTGGTAACGCACCTTTAACGAACGGTAAGAATATTAAATCGCCTTGTCTTGGGCGAGTTATCTCTGGTTCTGCTTCAGTAATTTCTTCTTGGAACCGTCTTAAAGACACAGTAAGAGTTGTTTGGTCTCTTATTTCTAATCCAAACTTAGATAGTAACTCCCCTTCTCCTTCAAATCCTTCGACGTTCTTTATATACATCTCAATTGTATATTTGTCTTTAAATTGACTGATTGTGTCTTCACTAAACAGTAGATCTTTATTAATTAGAGTTCTTGGTAAGTAATATGTTTCAACCCCATAGATCTTGATAGATTCAAGTATTAGATCTTCTATGAGTCTCTGTTCACCAGAGCCTTCGTAATTTTGAAAATATGTACTGAGTGCCATACAATATTAACTGGTTGTGTAGCCAGCTGTTTTGGCTAATTTAATTATTACGTGGTACTCGCCATCACCCTGTATTAATATATCTTTGTTAGAATAAACGTCATCTACAAAGCCAACAAAATCATGTACGCCAGAATTAACTAGATAATAATGACCATGCAGTTCATTATTAGCATAAGTTATTACTCTTGAAACATCAATATTTTTATTATTTTTAGTGCCCCAATATAAAGCCCTAATTGTAACTATTGCATTATTCCTATTAAAAGTTTCGTCAGATTTTAAAATAGTTGACGCTAGGTTAATATAACAGTTACCGCCAGATGGGCTTGTAATATAGCATTTTAAAACGCATTCATTGCGAGAATTGGTTAGTACGTGAATGTTAGCCATAAATTACCCTATCATATCAGAAACAGGTAAACTATAAGAAAATATCATTTCTTCTTCAAGCTTAGTTATTTCTTCTTTTGCATCATCTAGTATTTTTGCGCCATTAAATTGCACACCGCCGGGTAATTGTAACCCTTCAAACTTAGTAAGATTAGACCCCCACTGGTATTTTATTTTGGCAGTGGCATAACTTTGCAGCCATCTATCTTTCCACACGTCAGTATATGTATTAGGATCTACTATTTGATAACATTCAGCAATAATACTCTCGCCAGGATTAATTTTTTGCCAGTCCATATCAACATATAACTTATTAATATGTCTGTTATACCGTATGGGTTGTCTACCTACTAACAGCTCTTCAATGAACTGAATGTGCTGCATATTCATATAATACGTAACTAAAGATTGATTAAATGAGGTCAAATCATACAAATCATTTAATGCTATTTGATAACGTATATTAAATAAATTGTTTGTAGATAGTGCATCGCCAATATCAAATATTTTTATTACACCTATAATATTTTCTGGTACAGTTAGGTATCTATTTGTAATATCAGTACTAGTTACTGTCCACTTATAATATTCTTTTGAAGAGCCGTCAAAATGATAATCCCAATAGTAAGATAAAGCTTCATCTATACGATCTTCTACCTGATCATCTTCTACGTTTATCTCTATTACTGGATATCCTAATTTTCTTAAACACCAATTTTTAAATTGTGCTCTTGTAGTTGGCTGCGCCATATTAACCCCATATTAACGTGCCGGCAGAGTTATAAATCTTTAACACTCTGGCTGACCCGTCTTGTAAATCAGAACCCACTCTCAATGTTGTCGTTACGTTTGCACTACCAGTTACTTTGAACGTAGAATCTGTTTGCTCTGTTATAGCACCAACGTGCATTCTACCAGTGTTGGCTACTACAAATCCAGTTCCAGTAGTACCATCATTATGCTGTGGGAAGACTCTAAGTAATGGTGTTGAACCTGTATTACCACCTAAGACGTCAATATTCCAGGTATTGTTAGCCTGCCCTGTGATTGCAGCTGCTAGGTTATTGCCATACCCAAGAGTGATATGACCACCTTCCCCGGCTGCACCACCGCCTCTAATTGCCAAGGTACCGGTACCAATGGCAGTTACAGTTGTATTAGCTATAAAGCTTGTACCGATAGTGAATGCAGCAGAATTTACACCTGCTGATACATTAGCAAAGCCAGTAATTGTTGTATTGCCTGCCGCTAAAGTGGAACTTAATGTTGTAGCACCTGTGACCTGAAGTGTTGTAGAAACGTTTGCAAAGCCAGTTATGGTTGTATTGCCCATAGCTGCCGTTGTAACGCCTGACAAGGCTCCTGCCATTGTTAAAGCTGTCACACCGGTTACGGCCTGCGCAGCACTTGTTGATTGAATCTGTGTAGTACCTATGTATAGCGCAGGTAATCTAGCAAACCCAATAGTGCCTGAGCTTATGTTAGTTGCGTTAGATGCAAATGTGGTGGCGTTAGTATAGGCAGCACCGGCATTGCTTGTAATGGCAGTATTAACATTTACACCGTTTATAGTGATTGTTGCAGCACTAATCTGGGTATTGACTGTTGAGTTACCAATAAACAAAGCTGTAGTATTGGCGATAACGTTTGCACCTGCAGCTATAGCGCTAGTGTTTATAGTCTGGGTACCAATATCCATTTCTGTGCTATTGGCAGACCAGAACACTGTTGAGTTACCTACGTATAATATTCCAGATACGTTAGCAAACCCTGTAATGGTGGTATTGCCAGCAGCAAGGGTATTTTGTAAACTTGCGGCACCTGATACTGTTAACCCGGTTAATGTGCCTACAGATGTTAGTGATGATCCAGTGATACCAGTGCCAAGAGCGGTTGAGTTAATAACCTGCGTGCCGTTTATCTCGTACTGTTTACCAGCTAATAGGTTAAAGTCTTCTGAAGATGTCCAGGCATCAGTTGCATCTACCCAGTTTAGTGTCTTATCTGTGGCACCCTTTAGAGTAATACCACCACCATCGGCAGTCGTATCAGACGGAGTTGCTACGTCACCAATAATGATATTTTTATCTTCTACTACTAGGTTAGTGGAATTAACGTTAGTAGTTGTGCCGTTAAAGAATACATTACCGGATACAACTAAGTCCCCAGTAATTGTTGCATTACCAACTGATATTGCCCCGGTAGAGATTGAAGAAGAATTTACTGCTGTGTTAACAGTAGAGTTACCGATCTTAACAGTTGTGGTTGTTAGGTTTACGTTAGCTCCAACGTTAAGTGCAGTAGAAATATTTGCTGTGGCAGGAAGTCTGGCAGTATTTAAAGTACCAGAAGAAATGTTGTCAGCATTAGAAGCAAATGTTGTAGCATTAGTATAAGCAGCACCGGCATTACTTGTGATCGCTGTGTTAACGTTCACACCGTTAATAGTAATAGTAGCAGCGCTAATTTGGGTGTTAACTGTTGAATTACCTACAAACAAGGCTGTGGTATTAGCAATAACATTAGCACCGACGAATGCACCAACGGTAAGAACTGCGTTTGCAGTGGATACTGCTACAGAGTTAATTATGGTATTAACAGTAGAATTACCGAAAGAAACAAATCCCCCGTCAAAGGTGGTATTACCAATAGTTAATGAAGTGCCTAATAATTGAATATTACCTGCGGATATAGTAGTGTTAACTGTAGAGTTACCAATAAAGATGGTGGTTGTATTAATATTAACATTAGCACCAACATTAATTCTAGTAGCCACATTAACTGTAGCTGGTAATCTTGCAGTGTTTAAAGTACCGCTAGAAATATTATCTGCATTAGACGCAAAGGATGTAGCATTAGTATATGCAGTAGCAGCATTACTTGTTATAGCTGTATTTACGTTTACTCCATTTAGAGTAATAGTAGCAGCGCTAATAACAGTGTTGACTGTGGCATTTCCAATTTGTAATGCAGAGGTGTTAGCATTAACATTGGCGCCGATATTGACTGCTGTAACAATGTTCGCAGTTGCAGGTAATCTGGCTGTATTTAATGTACCACTAGAAATATTATCTGCATTAGATGCAAATGTAGTAGCGTTAGTATAAGCAGCACCGGCATTGCTTGTAATAGCGGTATTAACATTAACACCGTTTATTGTAATAGTTTCAGCGCTAATTTGGGTGTTGACTGTGCTATTTCCAATTTTTAATGCTGTAGTATTAGCACTAACATTACCTATATTAAAGGCTGTAGTTACGTTAACAGTTGCTGGTAATCTAGCCGTGTTTAATGTACCACTAGAAATATTATCTGCATTAGAAGCAAATGTTGTGGCATTAGTATATGCTGCGGAAGCATTACTAGTTATAGCTGTGTTTATATTAACGCCGTTTATTGTAATAGTTTC